TTGTTCTTTAAAATTCTTATTATTCATTAGAAGTTTTGGAATATTAATGTATGACTCAATTAATGATACAATAAATGATGAGATTATTTGAAAATTATTACCACAATCTGTCCATAATGCTCCAATAAATCCTTCAAGAATATCTCCTAGTTTCTTAGCATTAATACGTCCATTACATACATCCTCATTATGTCTCGAAATAATATAAAATTGATCTAATCCAATTTTTAGACTGAGACTTCCTAGCATTTCGTTACAGACAATATCCTTCTTCAAATCAGTAAGAAATCCTTCATTTTCATCAGGAAAACGTTTAAGAAGATATGTTGATACAGTTGCTCCAAGAATTGAATCTCCTAAATGTTCAAGAGTCTCATATGATTGATCAAATAATTCTAAGGCATTGGCTGGTTTTGGTGCCAGAGTTGTTATCTCTCCCGTTGGCGTTGTGTATTCTAATCGTTTTACGTATGACGAATGTACCATTGCAGTCTGAAACAGCTGTGCATTGCGAATTGTAAACTTACACTTATGTTTCAAAAGAATCGCTTGTATATCCGTACTGGTAAACAAGCGATTTTTCGAGTTGTATGGATTATACAGAATTGGTGTTGTGCTCATTTTTTCTTATGACGAATTCCTCTCTTAAATGTTTTGGTTCGTTTTTTACCTCCAACATCTACAGGATTTGGTCTAAGAGTATCCTGAACAACCTGATCTAATTTTTGCCAATGTTGTAAAAACAACGCGGCCTCGGGAGCCTGCATTTTTAGTAAGGCACCTTTAAGATTAGTTGTTATCATTTCTTCATTCTCTTCAATAAGTCCAGGTAACTTTTCAATTACTGCCTTTTTGGCTGCGTCTTTTGCTGCTTGTAGAAAGCTTGCCATTATTTCTATGTCTGAAAGTTTTACCGCCCATAGTCATTCTTCTTGGTTTTTTAGTAGATTGAATATCAGATAAGTCTTCACCTCTTTCAATTTTCTGTAGAATTTCTTTAAAATCATCGTTCATTTTTGAAGCATCAACGCAATTTCCAAACCCAATCATTATTACAGTACCTCCCATACCCTTACTATCGATATAGTTAACGATATTATTCATCTTTTCAGTTTTTATATAATCTAACCTTTCACGTAACCAAGTATCATAGCCCTTAGTTGCTATTAATGCCTGAATAGTTGATGTACCCTCGTATTTATAAGTTTTAAAAATATTACTTAACACTCTTGTTGTTTGATTAAGACCAAAATCCCATCTTGGAAAATTAGTTGCCTTGTTAAGTTTGGTCACTAAAAATGAGTCATCACCCTTTACATAATTACAACATCTATGTGCCCAAGCATACTCTTTACGCAAAATATCTAATTGTTCAGGAGTATGTTTTCCCTTATCAGCGCCTCGATATAGATCTAAAAAGAATATAGCTTGAATAATTGGTAATATATGTTCGCATGTTGGTTGTAATCCCTCTGTTTTATTATCAAAATCAAATCCGCAGATGTAACATCTATCTTCATCTCTTACCTTTCCAATCGTATTGTTACATTGTGCTTCAATACCACCTGGTTCATAAATATCTCTACAGTTCTTACGTAATACCTCTTTCCATACTATTACAGCCTTTGTTGGAAATAGTGCTTTCATAAACTCAGACGCCATTCTAGGTTGGCATACATCGAGTCCTTTTAGATAAGGATCTAGATCACTGTATTCCTTTCCCTGAAACTGTTTACTTACGTCGACATCTAATAGACGAGCAGAACGTTCTGCTTTTTCCTCTTTTTGTTGAGCAGCTAATGATTTAGGAGGCGGAGATTTATATTCTATCATTTTTTGAGTTGGTGTTCTAGATCTTACCGATCTAGGTGGTTCTTCATCTTCACGTTTGCGCTTTGTATCTTCTCCTCCACTCATTTCATTCACAATTTCAACTTCAGGAATAATACCATAAGAAGCAAAAAGGTTGGCATTCTCTTCAACCTGATCAAAATCAGTTTCTTTTAAAGCTTCTTTTAAAGTTTTATCAGAAATATCTATGTTATTTAGATTTAATATTGTTAGAGCTGCTGCTTCTAATCCATCAATATCCTTTTTCAGTAAGAGTAATCCAATAGCAGCATTAATATCCTCTTCATTTAATGCCATATCAGCATCAGTATCATCTTTATTTGATCTACTCATTGATATTTATCGATAGTAAATTATTACTCTTCTTCCTTAACGACACGACTAAATTCAAAGTCCTTACCAACAAGTGCTCGCTTACGTTGTTCGACAATATAATTTACACACTTATTTGCATCAGGAGTAGATGTAGATTGAAAGTATCCATTGATAAGAACTTCAAGTTCCTTCTTAGAAAGGCTCCATGCTTTTGCATATGTTTCAGGACGCTGAATCTTAATACAAGATCCATCATCATCAATTTTTAGCTTATCTACTGCATTAAACTGGGGAAGCTTAATCAAATCACACATCTCCATCTCTACTATTCTTCGAGCCTCACGTTTCTCATATACGTTCTTATTGAGAACTCTAATCTCATTATCTACATCACGGTACTGCTTGACACAACGCTTTAGATCATTGATTGCTTCAGTTGACATTTTTATCTAATATAGTTTTTATAGCAAATAACATAATCCGTTTTCAAGATAATGGATGAAGAAGAAGTTGAAAAACTTAGAAAAGTGTATAATGAAGAACACCCATCTGAAATACCTATTAAAAGTGGTACTCTAAAGAAAGTTTGGGCGGATATTACCAAACGATTACACGAAAAGTGTTCATCTAAAACAGCTGAATGTATAGCTGCTCATCTAATTAGAAAGCAAAAAGCTCCTGATAGTTGGACAAAAAATCCAGAAGAATGGTTATCATCATTAGATATTGATGCAGTTGAAAAGGAGTTTATGCGTACATTTGCTAGGTACACTTATCTTGGAACAGTACCAATTGATTTTGATAAGAAGTCTAATACCGGTAAATGTCTTGTTGATACCTTATGTTCAGTTAAATTGAAAGACTTGTACGATAATGGGACTAGACGAGTAGGTATTGTATTTAATACTGATGTAAGTACTGGACCTGGTCAACACTGGTTTGCAGTATTTGTTGATGTAAATCCTAAATATGAATATCCTCGTATGACATATTTTGATTCATATGCAAATAAACCTGAAAAGGAAATTGTTCGTCTTATGGAACGATGGAAAGACGAGTGGGATAATACTAAGATACATTCTAAACCAATGGAATTGACATATAATACTACTCAACATCAGTATGAGAATTCGGAGTGTGGTATGTACTGTCTTTATTATCATTTTTGTTGCTTGGCAGGTGTCCCGATGGAGAAAAAGGTACCGGATGCTGTCGTAAGAAGTTTTCGTGGCGTGCTATATAGTATTGGTAAGAAGTAATGGATTGGATAAAACAAAATGTTCCGCCTAGTGTCCAATATGGTATTCTAGCAGTAGGAATTATTGCTCTTGGGTATTTCTTATGGCTTTCATTTACACCATCAGATACACAGGCTCTTGTAAAGGCTAAACCTATTTTTTCAACATATTCTAAGGTTACCAAATTGGCACCTCTAGGATGCCCTCAGCCACAGCAATATCGCTTATCTGATTTTTACTTGGCTTCATCATCATACTCTGTATTTCCTGGATCAGAAGTATATGATTATGTAAGTGATAGTATATTGCCTCTCGCAATTAAAGCAGGTGTTAGATTGGTTGAACTTGATATTTATTCAGATATTCGCGATAAACCCGTAGTTGGTCTTAAAAATCAAAAACTAGGTGTAGATTACGCATATAATACGGTTTCATTAGAAGCATGTTGTGTGTCTATTGCTAATAATGCTTTCAATAGTATTAACTCACCTGTCTCAACAGATCCGTTTGTGTTAAGTTTGGTCTTTCATACTAACAAAACAAAAACAATTAATGCGGCAGCAGAAATACTAAAAACAACATGCCGCTCTCATATGTTAGATTCAACTTATAGCTACCAACGCAAAAATCTAGCGGTAGAACCCATTTGTAATCTACAGAGTAAGCTAATTATAGTGTCTGGTGGTGCAATGAAAGGAACACTTATGGAAGAATTAGTTAATATATCCTGGTCAACATCACATCTTCGTAGAATGACATATACGCAAGCTTCGCAGCCGCATGATCAGGATGAATTGATTAATTACAATCGTAACAATATTACGATGGTTGTGCCTGATATAGGCGAAGACCTGGTTAACAATAATCCTCAAATATTATTTACATTCGGTTGTCAATGGATCATGATGAATTATGGTTCAATTGATAGTATGATGGAGCTTTATATAGGAGAATTTCAAGAGAATAGTGTTGTTCTTAAACCGGCCGCACTTCGACCTCTCAAGCCCAAGAAGTACAAAAAACCAACTATGCCGGATCCAGCTGTATCGTTTCAGCCTCTAAGACATACGTCTCCAATATATACAGCAACAGTATGATAAAATGTATGCGTTAAAACAAAATGACGAAGTGGTTGACTCACGTTAAGGCTACAATGAAACAGATGAAGAGTGAAAAGGCATCTATGGGTAAGAAATGGTTTTCACATGTTCTTAAAACTGCCAAGAAGTCCTATAAGAAACATAAGGGTGGAGAAGACAAAGAAGAGACAGGTGTAGTAGATGTACCCGATGTGCCTGTTATGGCAGAAGGTGCTGGAAAGAAACGCCGTCGCGGAGGAAAGACCCAACGTCGTCGCAAGTAAGTTATCTATCTACAAAAAAATTGAGTATAAGTAACATATAAAGACAAATGGGTGGTGGTTTATTACAACTAGTCGCCTATGGCGCTCAAGATGCGTATCTATCTGGTAATCCTCAAATCACTTTTTGGAGAGGTTTGTATAAGCGTCATACAAATTTCGCGATGGAACCTGTGCGTGTAAACTTTAATGGGCAAGCTGCGTGGGGTACTAAGGGTTCGGCTATTCTAGGTCGTCACGCTGATCTAATTGGACCGTCATATGTTGAGATGGTATTTCCACCGTTACTCGACACTTCTGGAAATATTGTAAACTGGCGACGAGGTGTTGGTGCAAATGCTATTAAGTATGTTGAACTCGATATTGGTGGTCAGATTATTGATAGACAATATATGGAGTTTATGAACATATGGGCTGGATTAACTAATTCAACTACAAAAGTCTTAAATTATAATAATTTATTATCTACTAGAGTTCTTGAAACACCATGTGTTAATGGCAGAACTAATTCAGTTGAACCAGTTTATGTACCATTAAATTTCTTTTTCTGTCGCAATCCAGGAGCAGCTCTTCCACTTATTGCTCTGCAGTATCATGAAGTAAAGATTAATGTTGTTTGGAATAAGGTTGAATGTTTATTAGACACTGGTTCTTTTGGAACAGTTAATGCATCATCTGTAAAGGAACTAACGCAAGCCAATCTTGTTGTGGACTACATATACCTTGATGTAGAAGAACGCCGTCGCATGGCCCAAGAATCACACGAATACCTGATTGAACAACTTCAGTTTAATGAAAGTAAGGGTCTATCTTCATTCAATAATCGTGTAGATCTTACATTTAATCACCCTGTAAAAGAACTCATTTGGGTTACCCAGCAGACTGGTAAAACACAATGTAAGTATCCATACTATGATAATTTGAATCAACGCAATGCTGCTCCTCATTATCTAGGAAATATCATGTTCTCATACGATGCTGCAATTGACTCATGTTTACTTCAATTAAATGGACAGGAACGTATGGGAGTTCAAAATGGTAAATATTTTTCAGATGTTCAACCATACCAGCACCACAGTGGCCTTGCATTACCTGCCAGCGATTACCTCAGCTATGTAGCTACTGGAGGAACTGCAGGAATTACATTGCCTTCTACTGGCATCTATATGTATTCATTTGCTATCAAACCCGAAGAACATCAGCCTTCGGGAACATGCAACTTCTCTAGAATTGATACAGCTACACTTGTTTTCAATGTTAAAGGTGATGCTCATTTAAATCCTGATGAAGATGAGACTATTGACATCCGCGTATATGCTGTAAACTATAACATTCTTCGTGTAATGAGTGGTATGGGTGGTCTTGCATATTCAAACTAAACTAAAAGTAAATAAATGGACTAAATAATGGAAGTAGATAAGCTTCTTATAGTAGCTCATCCTGATGATGAAGTATTATGGGGAGGATTAAATTTATTATTACAACCCGGGTGGTTTGTTATTTGCTCTACGCATATGAACGATCCTGTACGCTCACGAGAATTTTATAAAACGATGTCACTTGCTAATGTAACAAAGTATGTTATGTACGATGTTCCAGATGAGTATACTGAAGATCCTATAAAGGCAAGCCAACTTTATGATGGAAGTTTATTTGAGAAAGGTATTCAATCCTTGTCATCTCATCCTTGGAAATTAGTATTAACTCATAATGCTACTGGAGAATATGGACATGAACATCACAAGAAGGTTAATCAACTTGTTATGAAATACATGCCATTTGCTAAAACATTTCAGCTTGGAGAAAGATTAAAGTCAACTACATTAGAACATAAACGTCATCTTTTGCAATACTATGCAGCTACTCAGGCTATTTGTAAGCAACTATATGAGAAAAAAGGTAGCAAATTAAGACTATTAGAACGTGAACACTTTTTCAATGAAACAATATATGTGAATGTGGAACGCAAAATTCCATCTTTAATACACCAGATATGGTTTGGTAAGTCTCTTGATAATACTACTATACGATACAATCTAATGAATGGTGTGAAAGTTGTTGCTAATAGAAATGGATTTGGTTATAAGGTATGGACTAATGCTGATATGAAAGAAGAAACATTACCAATTACATGGAAATATATGCAACATGCGATTAAAAAAGGAGAAGAATTAGATCAATCACGGTTTGCACAGGTAGCCGATCTTGCTCGTTATGAAATACTTCATCGATTTGGAGGTGTCTACTTAGATTCTCTTTTTGAAATTGGTGATGAATTTTGTAAATATATTAAGGAACAT